CCTACGTTAGCGTGTCCAAGTATTACGTTAAAGTTTCCGTATTTAAAACGTAAGTGTTCGTCTATTTCAGGTAGCCCAAGTTTCAAGCCCTCTTTGATTTGTCCGCTTCTTACTTGGTCAAGTTTGTTTATGTGGTCTTCGAAGTTTATTAGCATTTTGTAAAGGTATAAAAAAAAGGGGGCTATTACACCCCCTATGATTAAAATGGTAGCCCCTCTCTGTCAGGTGCTTGTGCAGCTGCGGTTACTTCCTCTGTGGCTTCGTTTATCTTCCATCCTTGAATAGAATTAAAAACTTTGGTTTCGCCTTGTGGATTAGTCCACTCACGACCACGAAGATTGTAAGCAACCTCTACCGCTTGTCCTAATTGATAAGAATCCAAAAGTACGCAGTTGTCTTGCGTGAAGTCAATGCTTAATACCTGTGGGTACTTATCGTTTGTTGTTAGTGTTAATTTTCTAAATCTAAAATCCCCTCTTGATTCTGTTTGGGATATGTCCTTGATTGTTCCTTGTACTTTATTCATTGTTTACGAAGTTTATTAAAAGTTGTGCATCTGCAATTACTGTGTGAATGTCTGACTGTGGTCTTGATGCGTGAAAATCCGCAGAAGCCTTTACCATAGATTGTCTAATAATTATTTGGTCTTTAGAACCTGAATTGTTAAACGTCTGTGGTTTAGTGTAAACGAGTTTCGCTGTTTTGTATTGCTCGTTTGTTACTTCAAACTCAATTTCATCGCCAACATTCTTCTTAAATTCCCCCTTTGCAAGAAATTGATAGTTGTTTCCATTTGCAAGGTAAATCTGATACTTGTTAAAAGTACCTGATGCGTTAGTGTACGTGCCTTTCGGCTCAACATTTGTAATTCTACTCTGTGGCATAGTTTTCTAATTGTGTTTCTAAAATTTCTACTTTCGCTTCTAACTCTGCAATATAGTTGCCATATAGTTCAACTTTAGTTTCGAGTTCTGCGATTTTGTTTTCCATTGCGATTGTTCTCGCTTTCAAAAATTCTACTTCTCCTTTCATTAAATAAATAATTTTACATTATCGCCTTGTGCTAATTTCTCATACAAGTCCTCTAATTCTAAAAGAGTTTTGTCTGATGTCCTTAACTTTTGTTTGTTAAGCAAAGTAACGCTTATAGCGTACATAAGTGCTTCTTGTTGTAATACAGTTAATTGTAAATTCATATAAAAAGTTTTAATGTTCGTGTCAAATATACAAAAAGTTTTATATAAAAAAAGAGGGGATAAAAAAAAATCCCCCCTAAACATTAAAACATTGGTGTCTGTAAGTGTCAGACATTGCAAATATACTACTTCATTAGTTTTTTAACCTCTGACTTATATTTAGTTATTAAACCCTCTAAATCAACATTTGAGTATTTAGTGATCTGTATAGCTTTAGTGTGTAGGTCTTCCGCTGTACCTTGTCCAAAGTCCTTGTCTAATCTTACTCCAAACTTGTATTGTTCGCCATACTTGAATACATTACACCCTGAACATTGTACTTGACAATTTGTTTCATCCCAACGTGTTCCATAATGCTTCCTACTTTGAAAGTGTCCGCATTGTAGCTTCTTCCAATGGTCTTGTTTACCACACGTGTAGCATTCGGCTATACCAAGTGCATTAGCGTTGCGTAGTCGTATGTACTGACTAAACACATTGTCTAACTTTTTTACAAGTTGTTTACGTGTCAAAGTACAGCGTTGTCTAATATCTGAATGATGTGTCGTATCTCGGACTTCTCAAACTTGCCCTCGATTTGTGCGTTGTACGTTTTGAAAGTTAAGTGATACATATCTTTTTCAGTATCGCCTTTGTCCTCTCTCTTACCTAAATAGTTTATTTTTAAATCAAATTTCATAATGTACATAAATTTATTTTTCTTTATATATAATATATACTAATATACTATACTATGATATATATTTATATATCTATATATACTATATAATATACTAATATATATATAATATAATATATAATATAATATATACAAGTTTTTTTTTATTTTTTTATTGATTGATACTTTTCAAACCCTCTACTTCCAAAGTAAGCCACGTAGATCGTAACAAGCAAGGTCTTTAATAGTTCCACCCACGATTCGTCTATATTGAAAGAGATATTTAAACTATCCAAAACTATGTAAAGTGTAGTAGCTACTGTAAGATAAATAAGCGTTAATGGTCTTGTGTTTTTTGAGAGCCAACTATCACTCTTCATATCGCTATCCCACCTCTTACTAACCTCTTGAATCTCGTTTAAGTCCATTTCAAGCATTTTTAAGGCAGTTTCTTTGTCCTGTGGCGTAAGGGTATCACTTTCTACTAAAAGTCGCTTAAACACCCCTAAAAAGCCTTTATCGGGCAATATATCGCCTACATTATCGCCAAGCGTTGAGCCTATGGATTTTAGGAATTTACCTACTTTAGTGTCTTTAAACTTCTTTTTCATACACTCTAAATTGAAATTGTAAGATAAATAAGTATAGGTTTAATTCATCAAATGGGTATTGTTCGTTTCTTGGGTAGTAGCTTAAACCACAAAGGAACGCTTGGGGGAATAAAGATATGATTGCAAAACTATGCATAAGTCCAAATTACATTAGGTGTTTTATCAGAATCTATGTCAACGTGGATAAACGTACTTGCGATTCCTATGCGGTTAAATCCTACGTCTAATAGGCAATTTATAAGGTCGAAACGATCAAGAGATGTCTTACAAGATATATCAACAGCTAAACCTCTTAAATGGCTACTATTTTCTTTACCACCTACTTTAGCATTGTGTTCTACTGTTCTATATCCTGATGTGATGTACATAGGCTTGTCGAACTTATCTCTTACCCTATCAAGCATTATAAGTAGTTTAGGGTTCATCTTCTTACCGCTTCCTACTTCATCAGGGCTATCGAACTCTGTGTAGTTAAAATACCTCAATTTTTCTTCTTTCTCAACTCGTGCCACTTTGCTATTGTATAGCCTATTGACACCACAAGCAAAAGTAATTTCAATGCAGTTTCTATTTGGTCAATTGTAGATATTGTCATCGCTGACAAGTTCATCGCATATACTTTGAAGCTCGTAGTGTCCATATCTCATTAACTAAAAGACCAACCTGCGAATGTATGAACCCCGTTGCCCTCAACAGAGATTTCATAGGACTTCCACCCATAAGGGCTTTCGTCTAACTCTGACCACAACGCATCAACAGAATACTTGGTGCTGTATTCGCCTTCTTCTACTACGTTACCTTCATCATCAAATGTAGGCGAAGTAATAGGCAAGAAACCAAGTTTAACGACAGTATGGCTGTGAGTTGGGTACTCGTTTCCATCTTCGTCTGTTTCGTGTGGCAAAGCTGCTATTTTGCTCTCTGCTTGTTCTTGTGAGTCGAACTCATACTTTTTGAATAAATATCCCATTTTCTTAACTTGTTAAAGTTGCTAATTCAGCATCTGTAAGTGCTTCGTTAAATACCATTACTTGTTTTACTTTTCCGTAAAAGTCATTACCACCTGTGCCACCATCAAATGCAAGTTCATTCAATCCCGAAATAGCTGTCATAGCAGTTTCAGTTTCTCTTAATACACCGTTTACATAAAGTTTAGGTGCGGTGGCATTGTAATAAACAGCGGCTTTCTGAAATTCTGTTTCATCGCTAACAGTATAAACCATTATCCTACCATTAGCGTTCGCTAAAATTCTATTAGATGCTGTATCAAAAGATACATAAACTAAATTACCTGTAGTTCCATCTGAAATAGCAATACGTCTATGCGTCAAGTCATTAGCTAAAGCTGCAAACTCCACAAACAAAACACCCTCTGAATCGTTAAATTCTGTGGTTGTTCCTGCGCCATTGCATTCATCGGCTGAACGAGTTACAGCAGAACCTGATGTGGGTATATAGCTTGTTGCGTAGCTTCCTGCTTCGAGTTGTGGCATAGAAAATATAAGTGGTTTGTTTAACTGACTTGTGTTACTAAAAGCTCCAAAGCCAAGTCTAATATTACAACTCGCAGAAACAGTAGTAGTAAAAGTAAACTGACAAAGCCCTGTGTCTTGGTCAATCTCTCCAAAAGTTACCTCATCATCACCTGAATCGCCTGTCATAGATATAGCCGCAATAACTTCATTACTCGCTATATCTCCGCTATTTTCTAAATCAACATACATACTAAAGGTGTAGGTAGTACTTGCAGCCAACGAAGCAGAATCTTGTAAATAACTTCTTCCTGTTGTAAGTTGCGTGTGTTTTATAGCAGGTTGCCCTTTAAAAGTTGTTAACTCGTGCGTAAAAGTACCTGTACCAAATCCTACCGCCCAACCTGTTGGTACATCTGCGTCAAAAACAGAATAGGGAACATTGTTAGTCCTACTCGGTTCAAGTAGTAAAGCAGGGCAGTCTTGTGCCACTCCATTAACCAAAGGATAGTCTAATCTTGGTACACCACTTGCAACGCTTTCAATCAACCCATCCTTGTTTACCCTTGTGGCTGAACTTGCTCTTGTGTGTGTAAAATCGCCATTGCCATTAGCAGGTAAAACGGAATATAGTGTACCGTCTTTAGTTCCGCTTGGTATTTGTACTAAACTTGCTTTATCGTATAAACTCATATCGTATTATTAAATGTGTTTACTAAACAGGCATTGGCTTCCATAGAACCACTATCGTCAGTTATGCGTTTGTACATATCATTCCCATCTCCTACGATAGTAACGAACTTATACTCCCCTGTCCAACTTTCGTTGTAGATCGTTCCGTGTCCTATGTTGTTTGTTATCGTTCCCCAACCCATTTATATATTTTTTTAATTTGGTTATGTTCTTATCTTTTGGTTTATATCCTAAAGTACCCATCCGTTAAAAGTTGCATCATTATCAGGATAAACATCCGAATCAGAGTTTGAATTGTATTCAGGGAATAGATTGTTGTTAAAGGTCATATAATCTATAAACCTCTTTGTGTAATATTCCGCTGTGTTTCTTGCTTTATTCACAAGATAATCAACCTCTGATTTACTTACACTCTCTGCATTTTCGGAAGTGTGTTTAAACACTCCACCATTCTTTACTTGATAAGCAGCATAAGGCAAATACTCTACTTGTGCGTACCATATAAGCATTGGCTGTACATAGTCGTTTACAAGGTCTAAATAATCACCTGATAGCGTACCTGCTATTATGTCTGCGCTTATCTTGTTGTATAAGTCCGTACCTAAATAGTTTTGAACTTGTATCTGTTGGGCAATCTTTATGAACTGAATAAACTTATCCGTGTCAACATTCCCATCAATGATGCTGTTCTTAACAAGGTCTGTGCGTGATATGAATAGTGCTGTTGCCATAATTAGTTTTTAAATCCCATTTTTTTCCAATAAGCAGCTGTATAACCTTTATATTTCATATCTTTAGGGGCAACAGGTACTTTCTGTGCATTAGTTTCAGGCTTAAACCCTTTGCTTTTTGCTTCTGTTGTACTAATAACATCGCCTAAACTTTTAGACCCCTCTTTACGTGCGTAGATACGTCTAAACCATTTGTGTTGACATCTCGCACCACCTTTGTATAGCCAAATAGAATAAGTATCAGAACCACCCTTGCCAAACCCTGCATTGACAACTCTTGTTTCCATTGACTTAATATCCTCTTTACGATAGACCTTTTTAGCACTTATCATTTTATTGCAGAACTCTCGTGAGTTAGGACTTGTCTTTTGTGGGTTGTACATATATCTTACTAAAAATATAGTGTCCTCTTGACCCTTTTGTTTTGACTTACCATCTTGATCACTCTCGCTATAAGGCTTTGCACTTCCTGTACTTGCAAGTTCTACCTGCTCGTTTAGTTCCTTAATCTTTTGGTCTTGCTCGTCTTCTAATTCGTAGTCAACCTCCGCTTCGTCTATAAGGTCAAAGTCCTTTAATAGTTCTTCTTCATCTTGACCCAAGTCGATAAGCGCATCTGCTATCTCTGTGTCTATAAATTTATCTACATCAGAACTCATTTTAACCCCTGTTTCTTCCTCACGTGTTTCAGAATCTTCTACGTTGTCAAGGTCGGTAAACTCTAAAGGTTGTAAGGTTTTAAAGTATAGATTAAGTGAGATATTGTTATACGCTAATATCTTGTCAAAGTTTTCTATTAGCAAACGCTGAAATGGTCTGATAACCGTATTGTCCATAAGGATAGTAGCTGTCTTTAACTCGTCTGCGTTGTTTCCAAGCCCTGTGTTGTCTTTAATTCCTAAAAGCATAGGACTTACTACCCTGTGCGAAACGAGTATCTTACGTGAACTCTCATCGCTTAAAAACTGATACTGATTGTGAGCATCGGATAGTTGTATTGGCTCGATTGTAGCAGCTGTTTCTGCATTGTCGTTAAACGATAGTATAAACTTACCTGCGTTGCTTGACCCACTAAACTTTTCATAGATACGTCTTTCAATAAGTTCCCTTTGTTCAGGGTCAGGTGTACCATTGTTCATATTGATAAGCATAGATGGGGCTAACCCATTCATTATGTTGTTTAAATGGTAGTTGCTTATCTCTTCCTCTAACTCTGCGTATTGTGTACCACCTTGATAGTCAACAGGGGAATAATACTTAAATCCTGCACGATAAGGCTTGATGTAAAGGATTTCTAACCCCTCTTTTGAATAACCAAACGCAGGTATTCTTTTAAGGTCATCAGAACGCTTGTATTTAGCCCAATCGTAATGGTAAAAGTAGGCTTCTATTTCGCCTTTGTCGTTGCACTTCTCTGCTCTTAATGTTTCAACAGGTATGTGTTCAAGTTTTACAATCTTACTTCTATCCTTTGAGTAGATAACTTGCAAAGCACATTGACCCATAAGTTTTAGATCGTACACTACCTTTCTTGTGCAATCAGGTGTGAATAAGGTCATCATTTGTGCATAAGCATCAGGCTTACGGTTAGAATCAGTAGCATCCAATCCCTTACCATAAATCATCTCGCTTATACCATTTATGATAGCGTTGTTTGTTGGGCTTCCGTTGTATCTGTCTATAAGATATTGAAAGTAGTTGTTGTCATCCCCATAAGACACAAACTCCTGACCCTTTACTTCCTTTACGGATGGGCTTGTGTATGTGCTTAAATTGACAATCCTTAAATCGTTGTTCATAATATAATATAGTCGTTATCGTAGCTTGTTTCACTTACATATTCCCCATCGTTTACAGAATAGTAGTTGTTAGTATCTTGGTCAATAGTTTGAGCAGAACAAAAAGCTAAACCTTTATATACATTGTTTGCTTCATTGTACGAAAGTCCTGTTGACACAAGCAAAGTATAAAACCTTGATTCTTTTAATGATTCGCTAAAACTACTAACTATAAAAGTAAAAACATCGCCCTTACTTAAACTTAAACCACTTGGTGTTATATCCTCGTTAGTAGATTTATCCACCAACTTAAACGTATAATATACACTATCAGTTATTCTTGGTATAAACTTAATAGTTTGACTACCTGTTGGTGTTAGTATGTGCATAACAAGTATTTTTTATCCTTTGTGCTTTCGACATATTTAAACTCTACATAATCAAAAGCTGAACTTACATCACATACATACTCTTTGTGCGTATCGCTAAATGTAGATGTATATGTCATACCTATATATCGTATAAAGTTTAAATTTTGCGTAAAAGAAAAGGGGGCATAAAACCCCCTCAACTAACTTAACCTCAAAATGAAAAAACTTCTTCGCTAATATACTAATTAGTTACTAAACCTACAAATTAGGGAGTAGGGTTAATAGGGGAAGAAGAATCATCAGTTGGTAGTGTAGCCACAAAGAATGGTGGTGCAGTTTCCTGCGCTGTAAGAGTAAGCGTAAACCCACTCAAATCCCCCATAGCAGCACCTGTAACAACAGTACCACCTGTTACTTCCGCACCGTGATCTTTACCAACCAAGAAGCCATTGCCATTGTAATCTTCTACTACAATCTGTGGTCTTCCGTGTGCTAAAAGTTTAATCTGCTCTTGTGTTGCTACATCTAAAAATGTAAATGTTACGTTCAAAGTTGATTCATAAAAGGTAGTACCATTTTCTCTCGAGGAGTTGATGGCAGTTTCCAAAGATGAATTGCCTTTGATTTCGTATTTGTAGAAAGATACGCTATCATCCAAAGTGATTGTACCACTACTATCCGTAAGGGCAGCTGTGGTAGTTGTATAGGGGGCAAAATAGATATTTTTCAGACCACCTACCGCACTTTTGCAAGGTAACGCTCTTCCGTTTGAAACTGAACAAGCCATAGTTTTATAAATTAAAAAAGGGTAGGTAGGCACATCGGCTTACCCACCCCTTTATTGTTAGACATTTGATTTATTACGAGTAAAGAACGATGTCAGAACCAATACCAAACTGAACACCTGCTGTATAGCGCATTACTACACGAACATTTTGTGAACCATCAATATCAGCCATATCAATTACTTTAACTTCGTTTCTGTCATCAAGCAATCCTGTACCGAAGAACAAGTTTGATTTTTGAGCAGCTACCGCAGTGTTGTCAGCAAGTCCTTTAGCTACGAAGATGTTGATACCCTCGAAAGACAACTGACCACCGTTGTACCATTGTGTACCTTTGTTATCTACACCGTTAGCACCGATAGTAGCAACAAATCCACCCAAAGCACGTACATAAGCACGAGCGATGTTAGAAGATACATAAAGTGTCAAATCTTCTTTTCCATAAACCGCAGATGGGATAGCATCAACGATAGCACCTAATTGTGCAATTACGTTAGAAGAATCAACAGATACAGCAGTAACGTCATTTACAGTTCCATCAGCAAGTAAAAGAGTTTCAAAGCCATCGAAAGAACCTTCGCCTGCACTACCTGACCAAATAGAAGTTTCGGTTGCGTTGGCTACTTCAGCAGCTACACGTGCGATAACATAGTCAGAGAATAATGGGGGTAGTTCATCAAAAGCAGAGAATCCCATTTGAGCAGCTTCCCAATCTGCGTGAAGTTCTTTCTTACAGATTTGTAGGTTTACTTGCAACTCGGTAGGAGTTAATACTTTTTCAGTCAATGTAAGACCTGATGTAGTAGCATCAAAATCGCAATCAGCAGAACGAACAAGGTTGCTCATAGTTCCTACTTTCATAGCGGCTTTGTACTTTACATTAGGTAGAATAGAGATAGCACCTTGGTCAAGGGTATCTGCACTCAATAGGGCAGCACCTAAATACTTCCCTGCAAATTCGCCCGCATAAGTCGAGCTTGTAATAGTTGGATTAGCCATTTTCTAAATATTTAGTTGTTTAATAATTTCTGCATTACTTTATCTAAAGAGTTGCGTTGTCTGTTTTGTGCATACTTTAGATTTACTTTTTGTTTTGGTTCAGGATTGTGTGAGATAGGCTCGGCAGCAGGAGTTTCGGATAGTTCCTCTTTTACCTGTGCTTCCACTTCACTCATTTCTTCCTTTTTGTCAATCATAGCTTTAATTTCTTCAAGCATAGATTTAACCTCTGCCAACTCTTCTTTGGTGGCATACTCGGCTTCTACCTCTTCCGCAGCTTCTACCTCAACTTCTTCGGTATTTTCTACTTCTGATGCTTCAACCTCTTCTTCTACTTCCTCTTCAACCGCTTCTTTGATTTCAGCAATCAATCCCTCTTCTGCAACAACTAAAACCATACCATCTTCCAAAGTGTATTCGCCTACGGGAAGTGCTACCTTTTCGTCATCTGTTAGAATAAAGACCTCTTGACCTGCTTCAAAAGATTCAGCTTCGAGTACTGTTCCGTTTTCAAGGGTCATTTGAGCCAACTTGACTTCTTGATTCTGCTCGATGTTCTCAACGATGTCGGCAGTATCTTCCCCTAAAAACGTCTTAATCTTGTTTAACATTTCAGTCGCTTTCATAATTATATATCGGATTTAAAATTTACTTTGCATTTTTATACTTTACCTATGCCTTGCGCCCTTAAAGAACCATCACAGCATTTGACAGAATAAGTGTTGTCCTTACACAAACAACCACGTCTTGACCCTTTAGGGCTTGTCTTTGATGGTGTAAAGAAGTTCTTTAGTTTTCTCATTTGCCTTGTCCTCTGTATTTCTTTTTATAGTTCTTTGAGCCTTTTACACTACTCATTTTTGTTTTAGCGTGGATGCCCTTTCTTCGTATCTTGGGCTTTTCCACTTTTATACTTTCTATTCTTTTAGCCATCGATAGGTATGCAATTTGGTACTAACTTTCCGTTCTTACGTTTCATTCCGTATTGTCTATAACCTGCGGTGCAAGGCTTTTCAAGTTTGTGTTGTTCGCAAGGCATATACCACACCTTACCCTCAAACTCGTGTTCGTGAAACTTATCACACCCTATGTCCTTTGCAGCCTGTATAGCGAGTTCTTTGGTTGCGTATGCAAGTCGGTCATCTATAATAGCCATTGTGTCATTGATCACTTCACTTGCCAACTCTAAAACACCTAATTCTTTTAACTTACTCTCTGACCAACGCTTGGCAGCCTTACCACCCCACAATAAGTAGGATATAGTACCACACGCTTTGGTATCGCTTTCATCGTAATATTCCTCTGCTCTTGATAGGTAGGAGTACATCCTCTTAATCGTTTCTTCGCTTACAGGCTTACCTTGTGCAAGTTGTTGCGCACGTACCTTACCCACTTGGGTAGCGCATTTGTTGTTTACCGCTTCGTTGAGTTCTAACCCACGTTTAGCGTTGTTCTTAACCGCATCAGGATAGTCAGAGTAAGATTCTAATTCCTCTTTCTTACCATCCTTATACCTACCATCTTGCTTTACGATTCTGCGGATATGTTTCAACATATCTTTAGCTTCCTCTTCCTCGATGTCGTTTAAGGTGTTGTCTTTTGGTCTTTCCATTTTGTCGGCAAAGTACCCTTCAATCGAAAATCCTTTAACCTTGCCTGTTTTTACAAACTCTTCCCATATTTGGTCGTTGTTTACTTTTACCGCACCCATCCAAGTTCCCACAGGTACATTTAGTCCGTACTTTCGGCTTTTGTCCTGTACTTCGTCTTCTACTATCCAAGATTCTACAAGTGTTAGTCCGTTAATCGAATGTTGATGTTCCAAAGTCGCTTTGCTTTGGTTTCCGTTCATAAGATATAATTGCGATGCTCTTTCTACTGTACTTTTAGAAAAGTATATATAGTACTCTTCATCGCCCTTACGTCTGTAAATGGGTTTGTTGGGAATAAGTAAAGCACCGAGTAAGATTCGCTTCTCGTTAGATACCTCTGCGAGTTTGATCTCTTCGTTTTTAAGTGCTATAAAATCTTCCTCTATTGCAGGGTTCTCAACTACCGAAATAGCTTCGATTCCCATAACTTGCTCATCGTCTAATACAAGTTCAATGATTTTCATATAAGTATATCGTTAAAGTTTTACATTTTGCATTTACCCAAGAGAAGCACCCTTAACGATGTTTCTATCGAGTTCTTGTGCGGTACTAACGTCATTCGATACCACATAAGCCCTTACAGGTTCTTGTGATTGACCACCTATTGCTTCGGCTAACTGACTTGTACCACCTGCACCTACTATGTTAAAAGCAGGGGGTGTAGAACCTACCGCAGTTCTTGGGGCGGATATATTTGGAGCAGAACCCCCACCTGCACCTAAAGAAGCAGCAACTCCTTTTGATTTACCCACCGCTTGTGATACAGCACTTACAATTCCAACCGCTTGTAATGCATAAGCAATCAACATAGGTATATTTTGTGGGAAACCTACTTTAGCTGTTTGAGCAGTACCCTCTGCAACCGCAGCTGATGAACGTGCAGCTACTAAACTTGAAAACGTAAGTGTCTTTTTAGCTTCCGATATTAACTCTTGTGCTGCTAATACCTGCTTGGCTATAAGGGCTGCTTTACCTGCTGCTGTTTCAGCACCAAATAATGCTATGGCTTGGTCAACCGCTTGTCTTTTAGCATTTATACGTCTTTGTTCAATTTCTATTTCAGATTTAGCAATTCTTTCATCTCTTGCTTTCTTATCCGCTTCCTCTTTAGCTTCTCTATCCGCCTTTTCTTTATCTAATTTATCTTGTCTTTCTTTATTGGCAGCATCTGTTTCATCTTGGATTCTTTTTTCTTCTGCACGTTGCTCGTTGATAAGGGCTATTGTTTGGGATGTTACCTCTTTCTGTTTAGATAGCCTTGCAGTTTCTAACTGAATAAGATTAGCCTTTAATTGTGCTTCCTCGTCTAAATCTTCTTTAGTGGATTTACCTAAAGCGTTTTCTGCTTGTTTCGCTTCCAATCTTAACCTTGCAGCTTCTATCTCTTTTTGGGTTATTTCTTCTTCAAGCCTACCTGCTTCTTGTAAAAACTCAATTCTTTCTTGTGTTGTAAATCTTTCCTTATCAACCGCCTTTTCTAAAAGTTCTGCTCTTTTACGGTCTGCTTCTGCTCTATCAACAAGCAACTTTCTTTCAACCTTATCAGCCTTTGCTCTTTGGTCTGCAATCTGACCTGCAATCTTTGCTTCTTCTGTCATCTCTTTAACAAGATTAGAAGTCGCTTTGGCTAAAGCTGTGGTTGCTATAACAGCAGGGTTTAGACCTTTATTTAGGTTGACAAACCCATCAGTAGCATCAGATAAAGCACCTTTGAAATCGCCTGTGAAAACTTTTTGTAATGCACTACCTAAAAGACCTACACCCTCAAGTACATTGTTTATCCTATCGCTAACAAACGATGTTATACTTGCACCAAAATCCTTTAGTGATTGAATGGGGTTTGTGAAAACATTTATTATGGATTCGCCTAAATTAGCAAGTCGGTCTAACAAAGCACCTGTGATAGCACCTATCATACTCATTAGCTTGGCAAACTTGTTTTGCCCCTCTTCTGATCTTATAAATGCCTGTTGTAAAGAAACGATAGCCACAACTAAAGCACCAATCCCTGTTGCCATTACAGCAACCCTCAATGACTTAAAAGCTATCACTGCTTTTTTAACACCATTAACAACGCCTTTAAACCCACTAATAGCACCACCTGTAAATTTATCGGCACTTGCGCTTAAATCATCAAAGCTATCCTCTGTTTTTACAACGGACTTATTTAGCTTCTCAATGTCAGCTTGGGCTTCCCCTGTTTTAACGTCTAATTCTATTGTTACTGTTTTAGCCATTTCATATCTCTTTTAAATTGGTTAAATGCTTCTCTGAATGATTTGGGTAAATAGTTCTTGCCTTTGGCTATACGGATGTTTTCCGAGCCATCTTCTACATAGGGCAATAAATCTAATATATTTTTTATCATACCTCGTTCAATAATTCTATGTTTGATTCGCCTGTCGCTAAATTGGTTTCTATGCTGTTTATCTTGTATCTCTGTCCGTTAATGTCGAACCTGTCTGCAAGTGTAAAGTTCAAAAGTATCTTCATAGGCAGATATGCCTTTACTTTTGTCAAACGTCTTTTAGTGCTAAACGCATCTGTTATGTAAGTGCGATAAAAATCCCTAAATAACGTATCATCAAATACTTCCCCTGCTTGTTCGTTTACCTCTGCAAAAAAGTTTATGTTTTCAGAACCTGTACCCACGTTTACAAATCCAATACTATTAGATGGCATATTTATATCCCCATCGAGTTCTATGTGATCGCCATAAATACCATCATCATCAATCGTTACAAAAGCTATTGACACATCAGTACCACCTTTTTGTGGGTGTTCGTACACAGGGTAGAATAAAACAGGACTACCCTTTTGTGGGCTTTGGCTTTCATCTACACTCCAACCCCATTGTAAGGTCATCTTGGTATTATCGTCAAGGTCGTATAGGTTTTCGTATTTTAAGTGTCCGAATGGCACTATAACATCATATACACCACCATCTACTTGGTTGTTATCATCATCTCTTTCGGTGTATTCTTCTTTTGCCCAAGCCTTGCCAAATAATTGTTCGTGTTGTACCGCTAAATACGTTTTGGTGTCCTCGTATGCAAAGTTTATTTCGCTATATGGTAAGGCAACATCTACTTGGGTTGTTTGTACGTCAACGTATTGGCTTATATCGTAAGCGGTAGATATAGATTTCTTGTCGGCATAGAAGTTATCTAAAGTGTCAACATATATCTTGCCATCGTCTTCCACAAGGGCAACCAAATTAAACATCTTAAACACACCTGTTAGAAAGTCAATCACTTTCATTTCAGGTATCTGATTTGATGCTATAAATGTAAACGTAGTACCATCTGCTGTAAAGTTTCCAACGTCTGATGTGTTGAACGTGTCGGTTACGGTTATTCTTGACCTACAATTTGAATTACCACTACCAATAACAGCACAACTTTCGTGTCTAATACTCCACTCAATATCTGTGAATATTATACTTGATGTACTATAAATAACTACGGTAAAATCCCCATTATCGTTTTCGTCAAAGTTAAATGTTTTTGTACCACTTGTTGCACTTAAATCTACATCTTCCTCAAAGTAGTATCTTACACCATTCCTTAACACTTCAAGGTCAAACAAAGAACTTGTGGCACTTGTAAGGGTTAATCTAAAATGCTTCCAATCATAAATAATTCTTGTACCCTCGTTTGTTTTAGAAAGCACGTTATTGCTCATTATACAAAACTCATAGTTACCTGTTTCATTATTCCAACCATCAACAGGGCTTGGGTTCTTTTGTAGCACCGTACCACTCTCTACCTTTCCACTTTTGCGATGCAACCACATATACAAATTAAACCAACGTGGGTTAGCTTCTTTGTTTAGGAAGTCATTACTAAAAGATATATTAGAAGCATAGCCATTAGATGTAGTGTATTTGTGTTCTATGGCATCTATAATCTTTTGCGCTCTTACAGCGTATTTAAGTTCTTTCCAACTTACTCCGTGCTGATGCGCACCACCTGACCCACCGTGATACCAAAGGTTTCCTGTGCTACTACCTGATGCGGTGGTTTCGTAAAACAATCTTTTGGTGTTGGTTATAAGAGGGCAGATAACGTGATTGCTTATTTCGTATGTATCGCCTACTGTTTGAAAAATATCATCTGCCAAACTTAAAACAGTACTTGTTGGTATAAACACAACTGTTGTACTTTGGTTTGTTGTTACGTTATAAACTTGATCGCCTACCGAAACACCTGTGGTACTTGGTACTATTAAACTATTTGATGAAACCGTAGTTACCGTACCTGTGTCAAAGTTAGAACTACTTAACTCTAAAAGGTCTTGTACTTGCGTAGCACTATATTCTTGATCAAAAGGGCTTAAATCTAAAGAACTTAATTTGTCATCGCCTATTATGTCTTTTAAGTCAACTGTGTTTCCGTAGAATGTTACTTTGTACATATAAGCCTTACCACTCTTTAACTCTACACCATCAAGTTTGATTTTACCTTTTTTAAATGGTAAGTAATTAAGTTCTATTGTCGCTGACTTTTTAGACCTTGCATCAAACCCACCCTCTATGTCAAAATTGTAGTAGTGTTCAAATATCTTGTTGTTGGTTTTAGATGCAGGTAGAGTAAATGTCTTTGTGAACTCGGTAAATATCTTTGCAACGTCTTTTACGTTCTTAATAGATTGTGTGATGCTTACGGATTCATCCTTAAACATATCTACCAACTGACCTTGTATGTAAAGCTGTATGCTCTGCACTATCTTATGTTGTTTATTTTGTCAAATGCGTTTTCAAACTCAATCGTATAGTTTACAAGTTTATCGTTTACACTTGTCTTATAAGTTACCGTTTTGGTACGTGGTATAACAGGTACAACTAATTCCTCGTCTGTGATTTTAGTGTACCATACTTGCTCACTTAATAATAATTCTTCTATAACCGCATTGTGATCGTCATTAACGTACCCTGTGTTCATTGTTATTCTATCCTTACCTTGTGTCATAAAGGATTGTTGTTGGTGTTGGTAGGTCTTATAGCCGAATGTCGCTTGGTCAAATATAGAAGCCTTAAACTGCTCGGAAGTAACGTCTGTGGTTTCTACTGATTTCTTAAAGAACCAAAGGTCTTGCAACGCACCATATTTGTTTACGAATGTTACTTTGTATGGCTCGTACTTGCACTCGTCAACTGTGTTTATTTTAAGTATGTCTACACCTGCATCTGTGGCAACCAACACTTCATCTACAAGCCCTATGTCAATGGTGTTTAAAAAGTCGGTAAGACACCCTGACACTTCCAAAGTACCACCATCAGCTACAACTCTTTCCTCGTAGGTGTCTGTGTTATCAGAACCACTTACAGTAACATAATCTATTTGTCCGTTAGTGTTTGTAGAATCGCTTATAGTAAGTGTACGTTTTAAAGTACCTTGATAATAAAAAGCTACGCTATTGGTGTCTTCGGTAAATACAGGAATCCTTACGTTTGAATCGTTTAGCCTAAAGATACTTCTATTCGACATCAGTAGCCCTCTTGATAGTTCAGGATTCTTACCCTCGTGAAAATACCCATAGCCATCCATAGCAACATAATCGTATTCTAAAGGGCTACCTATAATAATACCTGATGAATCAAGGTTAATTACTTGTGCTTCTACCCACACACATTGGCTATCATACTCCCCATCAAACTCTATCTCTATATAATCTCTTATAAGTTCTGCAACCTCAAATACTACGTAGTTATTAGAATTTAAAGTGTACTTTGTTAAGCTATATGTAAAGTCCGTAGGTTTATCTGTTGTAAATTCGCCTGTGTATATCCATAATCGACAAACACACTCGGCTAACCCTGTGGCTGTTGCTTTTATGTAATAGGGGCTTCTTACGTTTATCTTTTCCATTAGTTAAATGCGTTTTGTAGGTCTATTCCAAATTTTTCTTGTAGTTCTTGTGGTAGTCGTTCAAAGGCTCTTTCAAAAGGTTTGGTAAAAAACAAACTTGGCTTGATGCCTTTAGTATATACGCTTCGTGCTATAATATATTGCAAACTCTTACGTTTTATAAATCTACCCTTTTCATCTCGTATGCCTTTTAGTCCTTTCCTAACAACCCAATCGCTAAATGCTTTTGCAGGGGGCATTTTGTCTTTGTATGAATAAGGTGTGTTGTACTTCTTCTTAACACCACTAACACCCAAATCCTGAAACTTACCATAATCTTCCATAGAGAAAATAACAGACAAGTCATTAGCACCTACGTTGACTTGATACTCTATACTATCGTAAAGTCGTTTAGATGCGTTCTTTTTGCCTTTAGTTAGGTTGGTTCTTGATTGCTGAACCACGTACTTACCAAAGTCATTAAGTGCTTTCTGTGTTTCCTTTAGCTGCATACGTTAATATCGTTTTCTATGATCACATCAAAGCTACAAGCCCATCCTGCTACTTGGTGTTCAAATCTATCGGTAAATGGCTCACAAGTAGGACTACCCTCTAATTGGTATTTATCCCTATATAGAGTTCCTATCCTTAACTTCTGTACAAGTTTGTTTACAACTGATAGTTGAGTGTTTAAGACATCGTGTTCGTTATTGTTACCCCTGAATATGTCGGTTGTTGCTTCCTTGCTTTGTTCTACTATGTCCATAGATAAAACAGAGATACTAAAACGTAGTACCTGTTCCTCTACGGTTGCTTGGTTGATAATTATGTGGGATAATGGGTATATCGTTTGTTTAGACAAATCAATGTCTGTAATATCCCCTGTGGTTACCGTGTTTACAAAGTCGTTACTTAATAACTCGTCTTTGATTGTTTCAGTTATTTGGTAGAACCCCCTTATACCTTGATTAGCCATTGAATTGCTTTTTTATATTTCTTGCTTCCATTTCAGCTTTGTCTTTCATAAAACTTAACGCATACAAACATTGATGTACACCTAATTTAGTGATATTTTCAAATCGTCTAATATCCCCTTTAGCGAGTGCGAAAAGTGATTGATACCAACCCCATTTTCTTCCGAAATTAGATACTGCGCTAAACTCGTTTCCTTGCTCTCCAAAGAGTTCAGCATAGTTCTCGATAAGTCCATCCCTAAATTGTAAAAAAAAAGTATAGAACCTAACACTGCGTTCATTGGCATACCTTTCATTTGTTCAACCGAATCTACTTGGTATTCTTCGATAGCGTACTTATCGCCATATTGGTCTGTTACAGGTCGGTAGAGAACATTCATAGCACGGTGCATATTATCCCAATCGCCCATAAACGTATCAAGATCTATGTATTCGCCAAAGGTCATATCCTCTAACTTGGGTATGAATCCGTATTGCTTACCTTTCATCTTGAACTGCGTTACTAACTTTGGTGTGTCGTTTAGCATATCGGTTAGGATGTTTACAATAGATTGTATGTCGGTGGCTCTCATCATTAGTACGTGATCGCCCCTTAACCCACAAAATATCTCAATCATCTTTACAGCTAAAAATTTCTCGTCTTTGTTCTCATTCTGTATCTTTAGATACTTCTGATATTGCTCTAAAGTTACCTCTGCAAGTGAATCAGGAATGTTTATGTCAACTTTCATATATATATATCGTAAAAAAAATAAGTTTTAGAAAGTTAAAGATAAGCAAAAAAAAAGCCCCTCGAAAGGGGCATCGTACTATTTGTTGTTGAGTTGCATCTTTAAGTACGTTATCTCACGTAATAGAGTGTCCTTGTCGTATATCTGAAACTCTTTGATGGTTTCTTCGTGTAACATATCGTACTCCATTTTCTTTAGTAAATCCATAATGTTTGTTTTTTGTTTTAGAGTTTAAACCACGATTTGAAATCAGCCACTATTAGGTGTTTTGTATCATCATTTAAAAGACCCTTCTTATTGATAGCTTGATGAATAATTAAAGCAGATTTAGGAATCCATTTATAGTTATCTTTATTACCAATCCACTTACCGTTATTGATAGCAACGCAAATAGCTTTTTCAGTAACTCTTATGACACTTCCATAATCTTGTAAATAATCTCCTATTTTAAATTGATGATGCATAATTGTTATCTTTTAATTATGGTGTAAAGATACAACCTTTTTAGTTATACACAAATTATTTAATAACTTTTTTACCTAATAGCGTATTTACCTCTGTTGGGGTTCTGTAATTGAAACCCTACTGCATAGCGTACTGCATCGATTAAATGGTTGTAAGCATCTATCGGAGTGTTGGATTTTCTTTCCAACCAACAGTAGTTATTTAGTTCTTTGATTAAGTTCAATGAATCAGGGCTTACTACAAGATCATAATCTTGCAATAGTGATATGCCATACGTTACACTACCTTGTCCTTTGATTGATGGCTTTACGTTGCATCCTTTAGCTCGTATCTCGCTTATTAAACGTGGCTCTGCTGAATCCCCCACGATAAGCCCATTTTTAGCGTGTTTAAGGTTGAGGTGCGCTATCTCTGATGTGGTAAGTCGTGGAAGATAAAAACATTCCCTTAAATAGATTATTTTGTTGTCTGTGTCTATGTTACTTTCTACGAGTGTACTTGGGTCTGATGCGAACCCATAATCTTGTCCAAAGATGCTAACCCCTACGTGCTTGAACTCGCCTATTGTCCAATTATCAAATATCACACCCTCTGCCTTGTTAAGCCACCCACCTAATATCTGATGCTTGTACTTTTCAGGTCTTCTTTGTTTCATTTGCTCTATCTGATGTAAGTAGCTATCGGATAGGTTGTCTAAATTGTCCTCGTATGTAGTGTGTATATATGTGGTGTTTTCTTTTGTTGTATTGCTACCCTCTTGCACACCTCTATCCTCAAAGAATCGTTTGTAGATAAAGTGTTCCTTTGTTGTTGGGTTTAGTATAAGTATTACCCTGTTCTCTTTGGCTTGTGAACGTACAGATAGGTCTATGGTGTCAAACTTTTCTTCGTCTGTTAGTTCCTCTGCTTCATCTACTACCCACGTGGTTATTCCTGTAAGGGATTTAAGGTTTGCTGTTTGGTCGCCTGAACTTGTTTTGATTCCCCTAAAGATAATCTTGCTTCCTGTACGTCTGTTTATTATCTCGTCTTTGGTTATGTGAAAATCGCCTATAACACCCAATAGTTCTAACTTCTCTATAAATTCAGGTATAATAGATATGTAAGCCGATGTGAGTGTGTAGCGTGTAAATAGTATTGTGTGTCCTTGCTCGTATGTAAGTAATACAAGCATAAGGTTCACAGCAAAGGACTTACCTGAACCCCTACCACCTGTAATTACAAAGTACCTACTATCGTCAGCTTGTAATGGTGCATACTTTGGATGTATGGCTATCACTTGTACTTGATAATGTCTTTAAAATTGATATTAAAGCCCTCTGACGTAATATCTACGCTTTCTTTAGGCTTACCATATCGGTAGCTTAAATATGTCTGTATGGCTCTTAAATCGCCTTTAGCAACGAGTTCCCCTAATTTAGACAAAGCAACATCTGAATCAATAATGTTGTCTAATCTTTCGATTAGCTTCTTTTCGTCTGCCTTTGGCTTTCTACCTGCGCCTTTTCTTGCTCCACCGTGCATCTTGATATATCTTGTTTATTCAATTATATATCGTAATTATTCAGGATTTTGTTTGGCTTTTAACTCTTTGAGTTCTTTAGCAAGGTTATTAACCATCATTAGAAGATTGGTAGTTACCTTTTCAAGTTGCTGTATCTTCTGTGCTTGTGTCCACTTCTTTTGCTTCATCGCCATTCAATTACTATCCATTTATTTAAAAACGCTATTCCTATTTCGTAATAGCCTGTCAGTTGCTTATCCCACGTAAACCCTATTGTAGGGAATAGGTAAATCATTGATGTTTGGTTGTATGTTTTAATTCTCATCTTTTAGTTTCTCTATATATATTATTGCGTCTAATAGTTCTTCTTGTAAGTGGTTTAGCCATTCGTATGTTGATAGGTCTGTACGTTCCATTGTTACCCCGTACTTTTGTTTTCCTATCTCGGCACGTTGGTTAATCTTGTCTATTACTCGTTTCTCAATCTTACTCATAATCTTTAAATATAAACTCTATGTAAATCAGTCCTAAATCAAACACCAAATACTTAATACCGTTTACCCAAGTGTACCACACACCTACTCCAAACTGACTATGGTATCTGCTTATTCTTATTTTCATTCTCTTGTACTTCTTTACATTGTTCGCATTGTTCTTTGCATCGCTTGTAAGCAAATATATCGTCTATGCATAGGAACTCATCTTTGTCCATCGTCATATCCTTTTATGTAGCTTAAAAAAGAAAATACTACTACAACTACTAAACATATTATTAAACCCTCTGCATCCATTAGTATATCTGTTCTATTCCGTGTTTGTTTTTTAGTAAACCGCTTAATACTCCCCAAGCGTAGTTCTCGTGTCTTCCTAAAGCCTTTGATGCTGCGAGTTTAGAATCGAATACTTGGTCTAACGATGCCACGTATATCTTACATCTTTTACCCTGTCTGCTATTAGGCTTTAGTCCTTTTGAGAATATATCAATCATCTTGTCGCAATACTTGTGTATCTTTTCGCACTCTGTATTGCTTTTCCAATCCTCGTAATAACTTATCATATGTTTCATTAGAACATTCTTATTTGTTGTTTGTGTTGGTTTATTCGCTTCATAGCTGCTTCGTAATAATCTTTGTCGAGTTCGCACCCTGTAAGTTCAAAGCCTAAATTATGACAAGCAATAGCTATGCTTCCACTTCCTAAATGTGTGTCAAGTATCTTATCGCCTTCTTTTGCGTAATTCATTAAAAGCCATTCATAAAGTTGTACGGGTTTTTGTGTAGGGTGTATTCTGTTTCTATTTTTAGCAGCGTTATAATCGTATTTTTTTGCACTTGTTTTAAAACTACTCCAAGCCAACTCATACTGAGCGAATGTAACATCTTCACTAAATCCCTTATCCCACAACAACCAACAAGCACTTGGGTATAAATAATCAGTCATATAGTTCCCGCCCCAAATAATTTGATTTTTGCTTACCCTAAATAAATCAATAAAGTATTTTTCGCTTGGTATTGTTTTATCGTTACCTGCAAATTTATGGTAGGTGCTTTTTTTATCATTTTTACGCCTACCCATATTTACATTTACATCAATTCCATAAGGTGGGTCAACAATAGCAAGGTCGAAGTAGTTATCCTCGTACCTTGCCATTAAATCCATACAGTCCTCGTTTGTTATCATTCCATTGTTGTTAGGTTTGACTGATATATCTTTCCTTGATAGCCTTTAGGTCGTATGTTGAATCCTGCTATCATCGCTTCTAATCTTACTCTTACGTTATCCCTTTCGGTTACAGGAATCTTATCTACTATGTCGTATAAGGGATTCATTTCTCGCTTGACTATCTTTTTTTCTTCATTTACAGGTTCTTCCTCTACACCAAAGTACAACCTTTGTAAGTGATTGTAAGTGTTACTAAAGTCCTGAACATTCTCATAAAGGTACTCAAAGTTTTTTAAGTGATGTAAGATAGTAGCGTGGTTCTGCTTAAACACCTTTGCTATATGGCTTGGCATACATTGTTCCTTTGTCATTATCTTGTAAGCCATTGTGCGTAAGTAAACCACTTCTCTTTTACGAGTTCTTTCGTTTATGTCTTCGCCTACGTATTCTTTGATTAGGTTCTCTAATCTTAATTTACATTCCTTTGCGTGTGTCATTTAAGTAAATCTAATAATTTAATTTCTTCTTGTATTTCTTCTATTAGCTTGATAGCATCTCGGTAGTCGCAATTCCTTATTGCTCTTTTTACCATATTTAAGTCGTTTACGAATCGTATCATAGCGTACCTCTTAAACAATAGGTGTCAAGGTCTGCACCGTTTATAAAAAATGTTTCAAAGGTTTCTATCGCTTCTTGGGTCTTTCTCTTGCCCTCGTTGTAAAATTCTTCCGACACATCATATATAGCTATGTCAAGGCTGCCCTTGTCAACAACTGCGAACGTGAAGTCCTCGTAGCTTATATTGAATAGCTGACAATATACATACACCTGAACGTCATATCCATACTTCCGTGCGGAGTAGGGAAACGCTTTGATGTCTGTTGTTGTTTTAAGGTCAACTATCTTTCCATTACCAAATACATCTGCTTTGCCCCTAAAAGGATAGCCATCTATCATACCCACCGCAGGTACTTCAAACTCGCTATTCTTTAGTAGTTGAAGTGCGTGTTCGTTTCTCAAAAAGGCATCAGCAACTCTTTCGGCATCTCGCTTTTCCTTTTGAGTAAACACTTTACCGTGTTGGGCTAACGCTTCTTTATAGGCTTTAGTGTTTTTGCTTTGTACGTCAACAAATATCTGTTCCTCAAATACGTGTGGTTCAAGTATGCAGGTATGAAACAACCACCCATCTCGCAAGGCTTGGCTTGACCCTGAACCATAATCTAAAACGTACTTATATGTCTTTGGGCTTGATAGAAGCGTTTTAATCGAACTTGAACTCAACGCTGCTTTAGCCATATACCCATAGTAGAACTCATCGTTTTGCATAAGGTCTAATAGGTTTTCTTCTACAAAGGTTTCCCCATTTAATAATGTTATCATATCCAAGATGCTTTAAAACAAGTTGCACTACAATATTCGTTTTCTTCTTCGGTACGACCACCACATTCAGGGCATTCATATCCATACTCTCTGTGTTCGTGTTCCATATACACTAACCAATCATCATATCTCATAATTTATCTTTTTTAATGTTTCTAATTCTTTCTCTACTCGTCTTGCTCTTTCGATTGCTCTGTTCTTATCCGCTCTCGCTTCGCTAATCAATCTTTTAAAGCAGTAGGATTCTAATTCTAATTTATTCGTATAGAACACAATCCTGACAATCGTTTCAGATAATAGTCGTAGTTCCTCGTTATCTGACTTCTCTTGCCACTTCTTTAGGATTTGCAAAGCTGCGTCAGCATCGGCTATATATTGTAGTTCAGCCAAATCCATAGCATACAAATCAAAATTCCAACAAGTCCTATTTGTGCAAAGTCAATCTTCATACTAAAAGATTAAAGTATCAAACCAAGCTGCGAATAATAGGAATAAGATAATACCTGCCCATACCATAAGTGTAAACACACCTATAAATATAGCGTTCTCGTGTCTGCGTAAAAATTTAAGTACTCGTTTCATAATGTTTTAATGTTTATTATTTATTAAATGTCGAAATGCCCTATATAATACCACTTTATAAAGTCAGTAATCTCTTTTGAAACAGCATTAAGATTATACTCTGATTTTTTGTAGTTTCTAACATATTGTTTCCACTCGCCTTGACAAGCATAAGATACAGATTGATATTGAAGATTAACAGTAATAACATCCTCATTGTCCTCTATTGTTGGGGGATACAATGGTAGATTGTGATTGTGAACAATCGGTAATGATAGTATTGATTTCATAATAAATGTTTTAATGTTTGGTACAAATATAAACAAAAATGTTAATTAAACAAATTTATTTTTTTCTGTACTGAACAGCGCATATCGCAAGGCGTTGGTCTTTGTTCTTATATTCCTTGACCATTACAGGATGAGCCATACATCTTGCTATGAACTCTTTTCTGTCTTCTGTTGGTTTTGGTGTTGGTATTGGCATAACTTAAAATTTAATTGAATATTTATATAATATGTCTTTTTTGATTAAATACGCTTTTTTATACTTGTCATCCCCATTGCCTATAAACTCTCTCACGGGTGGATTTAAATCTTTGATGCATTTATGTATAAGATTCATTGTAAACCACTTATAAACATAACCATCCCACCATACCCAATAGTCGGCTTTAGATGTCATTAGCGCAGATGGTTTGCCATTAAACTCAATCTCGACAAGTATGTTTCCTGTGTATTTGCTTTTTTCATCGCATTTTACTTCAACAGATTTATTTATTTCAGGAACGAACAAATCATAGTCTTTAAAATACCCTTTTACCTTATATGCTTTAGGATATTTTTTTTGTATCATAGATAGTACATTCAATTCTATCTGTTCCCCTCTTTTTAAATCTTCTGCGAAACTTAACACTATTTATATATTAAGATTAACTATACTTGCTTGGTCTTCTCTTAACAGATAAACCTTTTTTGTTCGTTTCTTATTATCCCACATAGTTGTAGATGGGCAGTACTTTTCTTCAACCTCTAAATCTTCAAGGTCGTTTAGCCAAAACAAATAGTTGCCTTTAGGGTCATTTACAAAGTACAGCTTTACTATGTCATCGTCAAGTTTCATTAGCTTGTTGTATTTGTATTTTTCGAGCATCTTGGTTTCATAGTACCTATCTCGGAACTTCATCTCAATAACGCATTTGTGTCCTTTAGGTGTTAGCCCCTGCGCATCCCAACTCAACATAGAATCGCCTGTCCACTTTAAATCCCAACCATCTATGTTAAGAGCAAATATTACAGCTTTCTCAAACTTATGTACGTCTTTAATTTGCATATATCTTGTTTATCTGTGCTATCCACTCCTTAATTCGTTTAGGGGAACAAGTACAGGGTTCGTGGTAAGGGTGTGCGTATAAGTCAGCGTGCAAACGACACACCATTTTGTATTGAGATTCATCAAGCCTACTATTAGCTGTTTCTAAATAGTTAGCCCATTCTTCTCTTTGGTCTTGGTTCATTTGTCCTTTTGGCATCTTATAGTTGTATGTCGTTCCACTTCTTTCTTCGCTTGTCGCACCCACAGTCAGGGTACAACTTCTTCCACACATAGCGTATGCCTGTGTACTTTGTAATATAATATACTAAATCGCCTAATCCCATTCTAAATTGTCTTTAATTAGTCCTTTTACGTTTCGGTATGTGTTGTAAAGCGAATAATAACTGATGCCTGTTTTCTTTGAGAGTTCGGCAACACTTGTGCCATCGCTTATAATCTCAAACACTTGTCTATCGTACCAATACACTTTGTCTAAAAGCGTGTCCATTTGGTTCATAGCCTTGCAGATATTCTTTTCCTTTTTTACGTTTTCTTCATCTATGTAGTCAGCTAATCGGTCAATATCTACTTTTACTATCTTGGCTTCTTTTCTGTGTAGGTCAACAAATAACCCACGAAGCTGTTTGTAAATGTAGTAGTGATTGATATCATCATCATAGTTGATGTCTAACCCACGATTAAGATACGTGTGCATAAGGATATACATTTCCTGAACGATGTCCTCTGCTATTGAATCCTTGCACCCAAAGGACTTTACTATCCTTATCCAATCTTGGTGCTTATCGGCTATTTTGTCAAGTGTTGTTTTCAAAATAATCTTTGTTGTGCTTTATGGTTTTCTATTCGTTTAATGGCAGCTTCATAATAGTCAGGGTCAAGTTCACAAGCTGTCAAATCAAATCCCAAGTTATGACAAGCAATAGCAATAGAACCCGAACCCAAATGAGTGTCTAAAATCTTATCCCCCTCTTTAGCATAATTCATTAGTACCCATTCATATAATCTAATAGGTTTTTCTGTTGGGTGTATTCTTGGCGTTCCATTGTTAGCGTTTGCACCAACCCAACTAACCTTATACTTTCTTAACGCCCTATTGAAACTTGTGTATGCTAATTCGCCATCACTAAAATCATTTGCGCCCGTACCTTTATCCCAAAAAATCCAACCCATACTTGGCGGTAAAAATGTAGTCATATAATTAGCGCCCCAAACTATTTGATTTGCGCTTACCCTAAACAATTCCTTAAAATAATCAGCATTTGGTATATTGCTATCCCAATCTGTTGTACCTCTGTTAATTTTTTTCTTACCGTTTCCAAGTGTCATTTTTGTAACGTCTATACCATAAGGTGGGTCAACGATAGCCAAGTCAAAATACCCATCAGGATACCTTGACATCAATTCCATATTATCTTCGCAAGTTATTTTCAAAATGGTACTTCTGTTTGTTTCTTGGTTTTGTAAGTTACTAAATTTTTTCCACTTACCTCAAATCCTACATTGTTTATAATAGAACGGAATCGTAAAGGCTCATCCATTGGTGTAGGTCTTCCGCCTGTGTCAACATCTTTTACCTTTCTAACGTGAAAGTGGGAGTACATCCAATCGGTAGGGTGTTGGGTGTATCTGTGTATTACATAAAAGTCATCTGCACGGTTTACAAACTTACCACCACCCTCAACGTCTGATGCCATTGGTGGGATAGGATGCCCCTCGTAGTCCTCGTTCTTACCGTGCTTCTTTCTTAATGCTTCGGTAGCTGCGTGGGTGTTAAGCCATATAGACACATTGTTTGTCTTGCAGAAGATTCGCATCTCGGATGTCGCTTGATAGTCGTATTCGTGGGAGTTGATACCTTTTAACACATCTCGGTCTTTCATAAGTGAGTTGTAAGGGTCTATTAAGAACCCTTGATAATCCCAAGCCTTTTTGATTGCTTGACCGAGTTCCAAGATTTGTTTGTATGTGTAGAGTTCTTGGCAATCAACAAACTTAAAATGTAGGTTTATCCATTTAAGTTGTTCTTTGTAGTCCTCTGATTCTATCTTGTTAATAGGCTTACCCTCTGCAAACTCTACAATCTTTCGTATAAGTGCATAAGGTTCGTTCTCACTTGAAAACACTAACCAACGTACTTTGTGCTTTAAGGAATAAAGGTACATTAGGTAAAGTATAAGCGATGTCTTTCCTACGTTAGCGTGTCCAAGTATTACGTTAAAGTTTCCGTATTTAAAACGTAAGTATTCGTCTATTTCAGGTAGCCCAAGTTTCAAGCCCTCTTTGATTTGTCCGCTTCTTACTTGGTCAAGTTTGTTTATGTGGTCTTCGAAGTTTATTAGCATTTTGTAAAGGTATAAAAAAAAGGGGGCT